ATAGTCTGATTCACTTTCCTCTGTAGCTCAGCTGGTAGAGCAGAGAGCTGTTAACTCTCGGGTCACTGGTTCAAATCCAGTCGGAGGAGCATAAAATAACCCCCTAGGAGCAATCCTGGGGGGTTATAAATATTGATATGCTGAGATTTAAACAATTTTTAATTGAAAAAGTTAAAGATAAAATGAATACGCCAATGGATCTTGCAGATGTTTCAGATTTTGAATATTTTAATTCACCAGAATATTTTGATAAAATAAATGGAATTGCACAGCGTCTATATTATGGTGATGGTAAAGATAATTCAGAAGATTTACAAGATAAATTATCTCCTTATGATATAATTTCTTTACAATTTGGAAAAGATAAAACTAAAGAAAGAAATGAATTTTTAGAAAAACAAAAACAGTATTTAATGAGAACTGGACCTGAGCAATCAAGTGAAAGTGATCAAGCAAAATTAGCTAGAACATATGGAAATTTAAGAGATCCTTCATATGATGAAAAAATACTTTATAAACCAATAGAAATAAATGTTGTTAATAGAACTGGTAAAATATACTCTGGATGGAGAGGAAAAACAACTTTAGCAAATCCAGATTTATGGGATAAAGTAAGAAGCGATACATATGATAAATTAAGAGATGAAGAGGTCAAAAATGTGTATGGTGATGATAAAGAAACTAACCTGGTTCCATTTCAATTATCAATACAACCAATAATACAAAAAGAAATTGATAGTGCGATGAGCCTCACACCAAATGCGTTTGAAAGTAAAATTACTTTAGATAGAGATGGCCTTAAAAATTGGCAACAATTTATAGAAACCCTTAACCATGAAGCACATCATGCAATTGCAAGCCCAGAAAAAACAAAAGCTATGTTTGCAAATGACTTTGTAAATTGGAGGAGTGAAGTGGATTCATATAAAGGAGTAGAAGAACCATATAGATCTCCTAGCACTATTAAATATGGTATCAAACCTTCAATAAGTGGAATTACTTTAGGATCAGGATATGAAGAATTAGAAAAAAGAGGACTTACAGGTTCTTATGGTACTCTTTATAATAAAGGTACAGATGTCAATATATTAAAACAATTAATAGATAGTGATGATGAACCTATCAAAACAGCATTTTCAACAACTCCAGAGTCATATTTATGGAATCGATCAGAAATGCCCGCATTTATGAAAGAACTTAAAATAAAGTTAATGAACAAAACAGGCAAATATCCAACAAGTGATCAAACAGATGAAGAAATAGAACAAAATAGAGATCTATTATATGATTTTCTCCCAAACGATCCTGCTGCTTTACATTATTTAAAATCTCTTGAATTTATGAAAACTCCAGAAGGTAAAGCTATGTGGAGAGGTGTACAAAAAACATCACCCAAAAAAGATAATCACTATGCCTAAATATTTTAGGCAGAGGTGGTGGGTATTCCACGCAGTCCTTTTGGAATGGTCGAAGTATATTTCATCAGACTGCTAAGGAACCACCACTTCTGACCAAGGTATAAATATATATGTTCCATATGTTAATCGGCATTGATTACTCTATAACTTGTCCCTGCCTTTGTCTTTATGATGAACGCCAAGAATTTAAATTTGATAATTGTTTTTTCTATTATTTGACCAATACAAAGAAATATGCTGATAAAATTGCCCCAAATATTACTGGGGAATCTTTTCAAGAATATGTACAGGATGTGGATAGATTTGATACCATATCTCAGTGGGCTTCAAATCTTTGCATAGGGGCTGCGGATATAGCCGTAGAAGGGTATTCGTTTGGTTCCAAAGGCCGAGTTTTTAATCTGGCCGAGAATATGGGAATCCTTAAGCATAAGCTCTATAAGCTCGCCATTCCCGTGACCATCATTGAGCCATCCAAAGTCAAGAAATGCGCCACGGGCAAAGGTAACGCTGATAAACAGGCAATGTACGAAGCCTTCACCAAAGAAACAAAGACCAATCTTTTATCGGTCTTTGATCAGAAAACTTTGAGTAATCCTGTTACGGATGTTATTGACAGTTATTATATTCTAAAGGCTATGATTCAGACAAAAAATAGTTGTCAAAATTAATTACTTTAAATTCATATAGTGGGATAAAATCTGGTGTTGGGTTTAATTCCACCAATTTATAATCTTCATTTTCAACAAGCCAAAATTTACCTTCAAAGCCAAACGATTCAACCAAAGGAATTATTGGTATTTCATCAGTTTGCACCAAAACCTTAGAATCTTCATTTTCAATAATGTGACCTAATAAAATTGATTCGTGTAGAATATTATACACGGTGCAATTTTTCATTATAATTTTTTGAATATCATATCGCATAAAATTATTTATCTTACAAAACGACCACCGTTAAATGTTCTAGATTGTTCAAGTCTATCCTGCATATGGCGAGGTGCAACTTTTTTAACTTTATTGATCACATCATTCCAGCCATTGCCCATTACTTTTAATGGGTTTAAAGTTGCATCCATTGCCACGGAATTGGTATTTTCACTCCAATCTCTTACAACTTTTTTCTTTTTGCAGTTTGGACAAGGGCATTTAGTAGGTTTGTCATTGTCTTTCATCATTAACATTTCATCAAATTTATGATCACATGATTCGCATACAAATGAATAATTAGGCATTTTTGTTCTTTCTAAAAGTAATTAGAGTCTGTTCAAACAAGAAGCCATAAGAAGGCTCCTTAGGTTTATTTTTTAATGGCATTTTTGCTTCTTTTATAGAACGGTTGCCTTTAAATAGATTGCAATCTTTGCATGCTGTTACCATATTTGTCCACGTAGACCCGCCACCTTTACATCTGGGAACAACATGGTCTACAGTAGCTAAATTTTCATAAAGATCAATTCCACAATATTGACAGATGTAATTATCTCTTTTAAAGATATTTCTTCTGTTTGGAGCTACTTTTTTAAATGGCAAACGTACATAATATTTTAAAATTAAAATTTTAGGTATCTTTACAATTTTAGATACTGATACCACTTCATAATAATCATCGCTATTTTCGTCACACCAAACTTTGTCTTTGGAAAGTAATTTAAATGCCTTAGAAATAGTAATAATATTTAAAGGTGTATTATCTTGATTTAACAGGAGTACCTGTTTCTTCATACTTCTTAAGTATTTATGTAAATCTAAATATTTTAAAGCCATGGATAATAAGAATAATAGACAATATTTTTGGGAAGTCAAGCAATTCTTTAATAAACCTCAATTAAATGAGGCCAAAAAGCCCACTACAAATGGTATTTTGGATACTGTTAAAGGTGTTTTGAATTCAAATTTTAATGTAAGAGAACCAAATAGTTTTGCAATCCGTGAAGGAATTAAAAATAGTTCTTCTCAGATTAAAAACATGACATCTAATTTGTTAGATCAATACGGTTCTAAAAGAAGTGCAGAAATGCCAATTAATGTTAGCCAACCTAAAAATATTACTAGCAATTTGTTTAATATCAATGAAGCAAATATGCCAGTTCGCCCAAAACAATCAATGGAAAGAGAAATTGGTTTAGCTGCACAAAGAAAAGATATGGCACAAGGATTAAATTCACAAAATTTAATTTCATCAGATGATGATTCAGAAGAAGAAATAGATCAACCAGTTAATTCTGTAAATATACCAAATCCTTCAAAAAATCCAGAACATCATATTGCTGGAACTCATTCAAGAATGAAATCAGCAAAAGCAATGAAAAATTTAAATAGGGCTAGAATTAATTTAAAAGTTGGAACTACTGGTAAAGAAAGAAAAACTTAATAATGAGAATTCTTGCACCAGTATTAGAAAATATTCTTTTAGAAAGATATTCTTCTAAAAAGAATGTTCCCGCTACAGCAGAAAGAATGGATGATACTTATTATCCTTCAAATACTGGTTCACCTGTAACTTCTTATAATGCTCCTACAATATTACCACCACCAATGGTAGATCCATCGGCTTTTAAAAAAGGTGCTTTTTCATATTCATTGTCTGATGCTGATGCACCTGATATAAACTGGTCTAGAACTTCGGCTCCAAATGCAGTTGAAACATCATATCTTTCACCAGATTATTCTAGAACTCCCAGAGGTATGAGAGATCCTTTAGGAAGAGCAACACAAAGATTTAGAACTTCACCTACAGTTGCAGGAATAGAACCTTTAGGTGGTTTTATTGCTGGTCCCGACACTTCTGTTGAAATGCTTAGACCAGTATCTTCTAAAGCACCACAATTAAGACTCGCAGATGCAGATACAACTCCGATTACATTAGAACCAAATAGACCAAGAATAAGATTAGCTGATGCCGATACAAGAACAGCTGACGTTTCTAATAAAATAACTGATACTATTAATAATATAAAATCAACAAAAATTAACCCTGCATCAATTGCAAGTAATATTGGTAAATTTGGTACTCATCTTGGTGCCGGAGCAATGGTTATGAGTCCTACTTATAACTTTTTAGAACCACATTTAGGTTCATTTGGAGCCAGTATAGGTTCTTATGCAGCGGCTGCACCTGCAGCTGGTGCTGTAGAAGGTATATGGTCTGGAGCAACTTCATTATTGGGTCGCCAAGGAATAAAAGCTGCAGCATCACAAGGACTTGGTGCAGCTGGCGCAGGAGCAGTTGCAGAATTAACTTCTGTTCCTGGCTGGATGTTAGCACTAATGATTCCAGCAATGAGTAAAACAGCTGAATGGGAAGCTGAAAATTTAGAAAAAAGTATTGCCGCAGAATCAGCTAAAAGAACAAGAGAAAATATTCAAAGAGAACGATCTGGACAGGAACTTCTCCCACCAATAGATCCTGCTAAAGAAAAAGATTCTTACTATTGGTTAAAAGCTATAAGTCCAAAAAATATGATAGGCGGAATGGGTCCATAACCAATCTAAATAATATTATGCGAAGCTTAAATCCAATTTTAAATTATCTTTTGGAATGCAGATATCAGGCTAAATTAATTTTAGAACAAGTTCCTCTTTCTGCTCTAAGACAAACTATTGGACCAGAAAGACAAGCTCTTAGACTTGCAACAGAAATTGAAACATCTGGAAATGAAGCTTTGCAAGCTGGACCATATAAATTTAATACAGTTAAAATGAAACCTATTCTAACAGAACTTGAAACTATTCCAGTAAATGGAGTATTTGCAAGTAAAACTGGCAATTATATAGAAACCGAATTGACTACGGCAATTAATCAGTCTTTATCAAAATCACAAACTATAAAAACATCAGACCAATTATTTGATGAAATATACAGTAACAGACCTGAATTATTTTTAAATAATCCACATTCTAATGAAATATCAAATAAATTATATGATATGGTATTGGCAAGAACTGATGAAGTTTCTCGTAATCAACCTCCAAAACCAATTATAATTCCAGATCAACCTGATACAGAACAAGTTCCAAATGTTCCTCCGTTTAGACCGATACCAATAGAAGTACCTCCAGCTCCATCTCCATATAAACCACCTTCTATCCCTGAAACAAAACCAGAAACAAATACATCATCAGCTGAGAAAACTTTACCACTGGGACAGCTCAGCTTAATGACATTAGCCGTTCCATTGGCTCAAACTGATGCAGCATTAAGACGCCCATCAGAACCAACAAATAGCAGATTAAGAATTCCCTATCAAAATAATCGAAATAATGTAAATCAATATCCAGAAGAAGAAGATAATATGATTACAGTGTCTGGAAATGTTGATAATATTGATGATGTTGATTTGGAAATGAATAAAATATTAGGAAAATATTCTGGCAATTACAGAATACAGTGATATAATATGAGCTTGTGTGAATTTAAACATTTTAATCATTTAAATAATACTATTTCTTGTGAACTCAAAGAAGTAACCAAAGATGGAAAAAGATTTTATTCTACTCCGGGTGGTGAATTTCCAAGTGTAACAACAGTTGTAGGTTTTAAAAAACAACAATTCTTTGCTGAATGGAGAAATAAAAATCCAGAAGAAAGCAAACGTGTTACTTCTCGTGGTACTAAATTCCACGGGTTAATTGAAAATTATTTAAACAATGAGCCGCTTGATCTTGATTCTATGAATTCAAATCAAAAGGCTCTATTTCTTTTATTGAAACCAGAATTAGACAAGATAGACAATATTGTTGCTTTAGAGACACCTCTATGGTCCAAGACAATAGGTCTTGCTGGAAGAACTGATTGCATTGCCGAATATGATGGAAAGCTTTCCATAATTGATTTTAAGGCAAGCACAAAAGAAAAACGTAAATCAGATATTGAAAATTATTTTATGCAGGCAACTGCATATGCATTAATGTATCAAGAACAGACTGGTACAATTATAGATAATTTTTCAATTTTAATTGCATGTGAAGACGGCTTAAGACAAGTATTTGAGGGAAACCCAATGAAATATGTCAAGCCACTTAGAAATATTATTATGGAGTATAGGCAATTATATGGAAATTCATGAATTAAAAACTTTTGAAGATGAAGTCAATAGAAGAGGATCCAGATATTGGATTCGAATGAATGATAATTCCAAAGCAGCTGCCCATAGACAACAATTTATTGAAGAGCATAAAGGCTTTTTTGAAAGAAATGGTAGATATTGGGTCTGGCGTTCTCCTGTAGAAGAAAAGAATGGATATTGGTTAAAACGAGTTGATACAGAAGAAAAGACGTTTTTTTCAAATATGAAAGAATTTGGTGAAAAAAATGGTCTATCCGCAGTTAAAATTTGTGAACTATTAAATGGAAAACGTAAGACTTATAAAGGGTGGACAGCAGTAGAAACTAGAGCCGTAAAAGATGGTGTTGGATCTTATGTAAATGAAAAGCCAGCTGAAAGACAAAAAGTAGTTTCATACAATGGAGCTACATTTCAGAAAATTGACACAAAAGAAGTATTTTACATTGATAATATAGCTGAATATGCTAAACAAAACAATATAGTAAAGTCAAATTTATATAAAGTAGCCAGAGGAAAGATGAAAAGCTATAAAGGTCTAAAATTATACAATCCTCTGGAACCTTAATTTTATGATAAATAAAGTAGATGAACTTCAAAGAATTATTAAAATTAACCGAAGAAAGTCGTTCTACCGCTGACTCTTTTAGAACCACTGGCGAGGCCATGAGAAAAGACAAGGCTACCGGTGGCGCTGCAGATAGCAAAGCCAAAGATGCTGCCAGAAAACGTGCAGAAAGAGCCAAAAAGCTTCCTAGAGAGCGCATGTCTAAAGATCAGCTTATTCGTGAAGTAATAGCTGTACAGACAAATAGCGGAAGAATTCAGATCATCTTTAAAGATTCTTTCAACAAAAAGTATCATACAAAAATTAATAGAGGTGAGGCTTTATCTTATGAAGAAGCCAAAACTCTTACTCAAGATCCAAAATTTGAACAAACAGGGGCTTCTAAACTTTTGTTTGGTAATATAAGAGAAAAAGAAACAAAAGAAAAAACAGGTGGCAAAGGGCCCGAAGATAAAGGTGAAGCTCAAGACCAAACTGGTCCAGAAATTCCGTCTGAAAAACCAGAAAAAAGAGCTAAACGCCTTTCTTCAGAAGAAATATTTAATTTGATGACACAAATGCCAGCCGAGCAACTTGCTCAAATGCCATTTGAAGTTCGTCAACAATTCTTTAAGCAAATAAGAAATCCTCCCTCAAGTATAGATTTTGATAATGCATCGTTTGAAGACTTAACTGTAAAATTTGGTATCAATCTTCTAACAAATACTCCATTCAATCAACAGGTAATGAATGCATTGGTGTTCTTGGCCAAGCTCAAGGCTGGAGCAAGCGATCAGGAATTGGAGACTTATGGTGCCCTTTCACCAAATGCATTTGATTTTACAAAGAATGCATATCTACAAGCCAAAAAGATTCTTTCACAAATTGGTGAAGAATGCATTCAGAATCTTGTTTCAACAATTGAAAATGGAACAAAGACTTCGTTTGTTGAAGGCAACGTTGATATGGAATGTGGTGCATATAAATTCAAGATGTCGGTTGGTGGAGAAGTATCACTAACTACAGATAAATTTGACCAAACAAGCAAAAACTTTAGAGGAATTATTGCTAATGCTATAAATCAAGCTATGGCAAATCCAATGAGTTCTAAAGATCCAAAAGTTGCCGAATTTATGCAAAGCGTAAATTCAAATGGTGTAAAATATTCACAACAACTTATTTCTCAAAAATCATTTGCTGATATTAAAAATGATCCAGATTTAGTTGTCCAATTGCAACAGACTCCTCTTGTAGACAGTTCTGGTCAGCAACGGGGAATGATTGTAGATAAAGATGGAAATTTAAATCCTCTTGCATCACTGGATAATTATCAAGAAGATATTGCCAAAGCAGCTCCATCCTTATTCAAGAATTCTAAAAACAAACCTTCTGAATTTGTTAATAATTTTGTCAATTCAGTACTAAAGGTATTCTACCGTGGCGACAATATTAAAGATCCAGCAACAGCACCAACACATCTTATCACACAAAATGGTGTGTTTCCAATGTCAGATGAATATTTTGATGAAATATCAAGAACAGCCACAGTTTCAATAAAACCAACAAAAACTATACTGGATAATAAAAATATTGAAACTTCGACAAAAGGAAAACCTTCTGAAACTCTTTCTAGATTTATGACTGTAATTGAGGCAAAAGAAGAAAATGCACCAAAGAAACCATCACTAGATCAATTGTTTGTTCCAAAAGAAAATATTGATCCATTGCAATTTGCTCTGTCTTATATTGGTCAAAATATGGATTTTGACATTAATGCCAGTCTTCTTCCAGGATTCTCTCCAAAAGATCTTAACACAGTTCAATACAATTATGTAAGAATTGGAAAGAAAACAATCAAGATTCCCGTTCAAAGAAATGAAAAAATAATAAATGATGTTGTAAATGAAAGCGCCATCATTGTAAATGATTTACTTATTGAATCTCTTTCTAACAATTTCTTATTGTCAACATTGCTTTCATCAAGATTGTTGAGTCAAGATGAAGCTTCTATATTGACTGATTCTTCTCTGTTGGTAGAAAATGTAGATTTGGCAAAAAACATTTATAATATAGTTCTTGAAAGAGCAAATGCATATCCAGAAGTACTGGCAGCAGTATTAAATAAGTACAACGAATATTTGTATGAAAAATACGTGCGCGATTATAAAATGGAATACCGTAATTATCATGGTAAACCAAAACAAAAAAAACAACGTGCAGCTAGAACTAGAGCCCGTGAAGAAATGAAGAAAAAGGGTCGTGCCAAAGTTGGTGATGGTAAGGATATAGATCATAAAAAACCACTTAGATCCGGTGGTTCAAATGGTATAAATAATTTACGATCCAGAAATAAATCTGAAAATCGTTCAGACAATGGTCACCATAAAGGTGAAAAACAGAACAAGGATTGGAAGTAATGTTAGGTCGCACAAACCCATTATTAGAAAAAGTCTACAAGAACTGTGGTATTGGAAAAAAATTCCTTAAAGAATCTTTTTTTAGTGATAAAACAAATAGATTTTTAGATTCTACAAAAACAAATGAACTAGAAGAAATTGTATTTGTTCAAAGTGGTTTATGCGAAGATAGAAAAACAACAGATAATTTTATAGTTGAAAGTATCTGTAATGTTTTTAAAATGAATTTTCCAAAGATTGAAGCAAAAAAATTACTTCCCTGTGATTTAATTATCAATGAATCTGGACAAATTTTTGATATTGATTACATTTATGAAACTAATGAATTTTGTGAAGTTGGTATGACAAATGAAAATGGAGAAGAGTTGGTGGAAGTATTTGTTCCAACTACAGTAATGGGTTTTATAGACAATATAGAGGCTTCTTCTTATTCTGAATATGGTGATAAGATTGAAATCCATGAAGAAAAAGATAAAAAAGTTAAACTTAACAAAATTATGCGCGGAGATGTAAAGAAATACAAAGTTTATGTAAAAAATGACAAAGGTAATGTTGTTAAAGTAAACTTTGGCGATCCAAACATGGAAATCAAGCGGGATGATCCTGCAAGACGCAAAAATTTTAGAGCAAGACATAATTGTGATAATCCGGGCCCAAGATGGAAAGCCAAATACTGGGCTTGTAAAACCTGGAGTTCCAAGCCAGTTAGTTCAATGTTAAAAGAAAATACAGATACATGTCCAAAGAAATGGGAAAAAACTGTTAAAGAATTGTCTGAAACCGTTATTAAAAATTTTGATTCCAAAAAGTATAATAATAATCTTTTCGGTCTAGTTGTCCGAAGAAATTTATTATGACCTAAATAAAAGAGATACCATGAAATTCAAACAACTTTTACAAAAAACAGGTCCGATAACAGAAAATTCTGGTGAACAAACCATGGGCGGTGGTCTATTCATCGGTGACCCAAATGCCCCCAGAACTCCAAGTCCTCTCACAGACAAGGGAACCTTTAATATTAAGCTTCCCCGTTCCTTGGATGCAATCAATTCTCTTCTTTATGGATTAAGCCAAAAAGACTATATTGACCCCGATCAAGTTCTTAACATTGTAAAAGAAAAGCTAAATCACTTTGGCTTTGACTTTCAATATAAGAATGCTCTTCCAGATGGCGAAACTTTGATCAAACTATACCAATATGGTAGCCCATACATTGGTGTATATGGCATGACACCCCATCAAGATGTAAACAAAACTGGCTTCTCTTCAGATGGTATTGAAGAAAAACTAGGCCACGGTCTAAACCTCATGGTTAATATTGTGAAACAACCCAACTTTTTAAGAAAGGTACAGTTAATGATTGTACCTGCAAATGGTGGTAATGAAGACTGTGGATGCATGCACTAATACTATAATGAACTCAAAATTAATTCAGCTGACCGAAGACAATTTTTTACTCTTCTGTCAGCAGAATTATTTTAATCCGCATTGTAGCGGAAAGAATGAGTTTGTAGATGATCTAAAAAGGATCAAATACATTAAAAGACTCATTCAAAAAATTCACAAACACAAGACTCTCAAATCAATTCGTGAAAGATTGATTATCAATCATCTTATAATTTTAAGAAATGTATTTGGTGAAGAAAATTGTGCCAGAATATTATTTTTTAGACTTGAACCAAGACTCTATACTTATTTGAAATCCTTTCTTGTATTTTTAGAATTTAATATCAAAAATATACCAGAAGCTCAGTATTCTAAAATTAATACAGATATAAAAGTAGACAAAAAATTAACAGGAACAGAAACCTAAATATTTTTAATGGCTGCTTTATCTTATATCCCTTCATTCTATTTTTATAAGTTTGCAAATGCTGTTGCTGCCCCATACAATTCTATGGCTGCATATGGCAATGGTCTAATTGATGCAAGTGGAAATATAATTGGCGATCCATCTGCAATTGATCCCTTTGAGTATTTTGTAATAAAATTAAAGAATATTTTTGATCAATTGCCACCAAATGTTACCAAGTATAAACTTGGAAATATTCTTGGCATAATGCAATTGTTCTCCGAACATGTTGAGAATTTTGGAATTACCAAAGATCAATTTAATTGCCTTGTAGAGGCTCAGATTACTAATATTACTGATGGAAATGTAAGTTATTTGGAATTAATCGAAGATATGACTGCTGGTGGTATTGGTGGTGCAGGTACATTAGGAACACCAGCCGATGCGCCAAATGCCAACAAAGGAAATATATCTGGTTATGATCCAGTAATGGGTCAAATGCAAAGCAGAAATGCTCCAATGAACATGATTGGAGCAGTAGAGATGTTTGGTCTTCCTTCTGAAGAATTCAGAATGATAAAAGCTACAAAAGGATTTCCAAAAACTTCCACTGGAAATTATCTCAAAAGATTTGGCCATAGAAACTCAGATAAGAAAATAGCAATTCGTGACGAAGAAACTGGTGAGGTTCATTGGTTACCAGCATCAAATAAAAAATCATTTGTTGAAGAATACGGTTTAGAAGGATTGGATATCTTAAATGAAACGGCAGATATACAAGTGCTAGATTTAGATGATGACGGTGATACTGATACTACAGATGTTTTAGTTGGTTTAGAAAATGATGTAAGCAACCCACAGCATGTTAGAAAAATGGCTGCTGGTCATTTATCTAATTTAAGTAGAATCATGTCTTCTGAAACAGAAAATGAATCTTTAAAAGGTAATGCTGCTGCACATGAAGTTAGAACAAGAATGGCCATGACTGCAATTGGAATGCATGAGGCTGATTTAGATAATAGCGGTTCCAATTCTGGAGTAGATCAAGCTTATTTTGAAAGAATATCTAACCCAAGATATGTAAATAAATCTATAAATAATTCTGGTCCTGATTTTATACCTTATGCTCAAAGAGCAAGAAGACCAGCATCCAGTGCATGGGATTTTTTTGGTGGAGAGAGTAAATTTACACCATCTGGTAGAGTTTTAATTCCTACGGCTCCATTGTTAGCTGCGTATCCAACAGATATTGATAGAGAAATAGCAAAAACTACTTTTGAAGGTGGTCATGAATTATCTACCATAAGACCAAAAGGTAAAAGAAAAGCTTTATTTGACATAATAACTCAAGGTCCAGTAAAAGAATTGATGACAAGTTCTGCCGAAGCAGAAATAGCAAAAGGTCAAGTACCGCATTCTTTGCAAGTTAAGGGAGCATATACTCCTAGATTGATTCATGGTACAGGAATAGAAGATATGGCACATTTTTTTGCCACTCATAGATCCTCTCACGGAAATTCTGGAGTAAGAACATTAAGACCTACTAAGTCACCATCAAAAGTACAAACAGAATTTGGTGAAGTTAAATTTCCAGGACAAATGGAAATTGTATTGGGAAAAATAAATCCAAGAAAACAAAGAGAAATAGTCGTTGATGACAGCCATCTTGGTTTTTTACGAGATAAAATGTTAGGCACATCACCCTCAGAAGATCATAAAATGGAAGTTGATTCTATCATGGGTGGATGGGCAAGTGAACTTGAAAAGGGTGGGTTCTATAAAAGAAACAGACAAGTAGATTCAAAAGCACCACGCATTTCTGAAGTATTATAAAAAACCCCCTTTCGGGGGTTTTCTCAATCCTGAATAAAGTTCTTACAACACTTTGGTTTAGTGCAGCCAGAGTTTGCTCTGGCTTCATTAATAATCTTGGTGTGGGCATCTTCCCAACCAGCAAGCCATTCCTGCCAATAAACTGAATTAGATTCAAAAATATTGGAAGCCTTGTCGCCGCCATTCATTCTGGTATCATAACCCTTTTTATATGCTGAACCGGGAATATAATCTGTCATTGTTTCTCCTTTGGATCAATTGGAACCATTACGATCTGACTAAGAAGCTTGTCAAGCGCCTTGACATGAGCCCGCTGCTCGGTAATGTTTAGATATCCACGTATCTCAATAAGCTTTTCATAATCCTCACGTGAAAAGGTTGTCATAGTCTTAGCAGGCTGCGGCTTCTTCATTGGACGACGATTATTCATTGGATTTTTGG